CCAAATGCAAACTCACCATAGCTATCAATCCATTTATAGAATCTATTTTGAGATACTTTAAATCTGCCATAGTTGCTATAGTCAGGATAATCTTGTGTAAAAGAATTAAATAAATCTTGACCTAGAGATTTCACTTTTGCCTTTGTATATACATTATCATTTGATGTAGCCCATTCCCAAAAATCAGAACTTGTTTCAGCAATGAATTTACGAGTTCTCAAGTTTTTAAACTCACTGCGTACTAATCCCTTATTAAGATAGGATTGTAAATTGCTTATCATGTAGTTATCAAACTTATTCCACTCATACTCATCCCATCCACTGAATAACATGTGGCCAAACTCACTCTCTGGTGTAAAAGATTTATTATAATATTGCTTGAACTCAAGATCCCACTTACGTCTCTCAAAAGAGTTTCCAGCTCCCTTAATTGCATAGTTTGTGGTTATGACAATCTTTGGTGATCTTTCGAATGGAATATGTATCTCGTCTTTGTTTTTCTTTTCAAGAGTAATTCCTTCCGTAATAACTGAAAACAATCTCTCAAACTCAAAGTTCTTGCTAACATCATCAAAAACAAGTACCTGAGTATCAACTTGAACTCTTTGATATGGAAATGACTTCTGAAAGCTGAATCCCTTGCCATCAATGATAACCATCTTCTTCATGTGACTAACAGACTTAACAAATATACCTTTTCCAGTACCTCCTTCTGGATTGTCACTTATTACCTCATCGTTCAATATAACAGCAGGGCAATAGCTCGCTGGTTTGTGACTGTGCATTAGGTAACCAATAGTTGACTCAACTGATTTAATGCGCTCTTTGTCATCACCTGAAATATTTGTTATGAATCTCTTAAATTCACAATCAACAAATGATGTAGCAAGGAAATCCCTTTTTATCTTTTGATCTTCCCAAACTATTCCTTTTAAATCTTTATAGTCAATTTTCTCAACACCTCTTCTTGTAACTTTTACAGCGCAGTTATTGTAGTAAAGATATGCTGTTTCTGAATCATCAGTCATAAATCTGCTATCTACATTTGTAATAAAGTTTAGAAAGTTTTCAGTAAAGAACTTGGTGTTCATAGCAAAGAAGTTATATATTGACATGTCGTTGACACTTTCAAGATATTTCAATATAAAGTCCTTTATAACATCTTCACTTGAATCTGTTATTACGTTATCTTTGACACGAACAAATACAAAGTTCTTTGATCCTTCAGGGTAGTACTTATAGAATCCCTCCTTAGTCAAGAAGTCTCTGAATAGGTTAGGAACTAACTCAATCTTACCTTTAGATGATTTAGTCCAAAATTCATTTGGATTGCTTTCACTAACTATATTGTCTATCAACTCTACTGGAACATCTTCATTTCGCTCAATCACCTCTTTAATTGGTGTGCCATTCTTTATGTTATTCTTTATGGCTACTGTTTTGTCAATGTCCTCATAAAACTTAGTGTTGTGTAAAGATGTATTTTTGTAAGCACTCTCAAATAGAGATGGTATCTCTCTTGCCATATCTCCATTCGTATCGTATGATTCAATTATTGATCGAGCTGTTTGTCTGTCAACACCGAACTCATTAAACGCGCACGCAAGTATGTACAAGTTGTTGTTGCGGTGTCCTGGTATCATTCCGTAATTCTTTTCCCACCACAATGTTAAACGTCTTACTATTTCATTGTCATCGGTAACACGAATCATTGGTTTTATCATTGGCTTATATTCATTTGAGTTGTCCATGTCAGACCAAACAAATGAAAGCTCATTTACATAGATATTAGGATCGTATGATTCATAACAAACTCTACTAATGTTCTTGCAAGTAACATCAAATTCATCACAATTGTAATACTTTTTAAGTGCATTGAAATACTTCTTATGATTCATTGGATCTTTCGGTATTCTAACCAACACCTTTATGCCATCTCCAGATGGAGATATAAAAACACAATAAGAATAATTATCATTGATAAGTTCTTCGCGCTTTGTAAATAGGTGTTGGCTGTCTCTAAATCCATCAAAATCAATACATATTATTCCACTATGCTCAATTATGGCATTGTCAGCACGCTTGGAAAATGTGCCTGAAAAACAAATGGCAGGAAGTTTTTTCTTCTTTTCATTTCGCTTGTCCTTCTCAGATTCAATTCTTACATTATCAACAAGCTCTTTTGATTTACCATTTTTTATTCTGTCAATTGCTACGCTTACATCAACATGGAATGGCGTTGATGTGTCATTGATAGTCTTGAAGTAAGTTATCATAATTATTGGTGTCTTTTAAATATTTTGAATCTTTTATATCCATGTATAAATCATGCTTCTTAATGCCATGCATAACAGTAGCATGATCCCTTCCAAAATACTTACCTATTTCTTCAAATGTTAAATTTGAAAAATCCCTCATTTTTTTATACAAGAAGTATCTCTTGTGTGTTTTGTTTTGAGCTCTTGATGGTATGTTTAAATTGTCTTGCTCTATTAACAACATTACTTTTTCCAAAAAAGCACTAACATCATGATCTTTGATTAGTGATCCACAGTGACTACATCTTTCCATCTTCTCTATATTTTATTTCTTTTTTAATTAAATCAATATGCCAATTAGCATCTCCATACTCAACTACTGCTTTTAAATAGTCATCATCCATATCACATATCGCGATATACGATAACGGTTGCAACCCATCTTTACCACGACTGCCTCTCGTTGCGTATTTTCTAACAATCTCAAAGTCATCATCTGCATAAACAGCATGGTGATTTACTTTAGTCATGTCTTTACCTCCATACCTTATATAATCAATGCCTCCATCAACCATTGCTTGATTTTCACATTGACATACCTTATAGTCATGTCTTGTCCTAGAGATTATTGTCTCATTACACTCTGTGCATGTTACTGCATTATAAACTAACTGTCTCATATTAAAAAATTATCGTTCCACGTTGATTCTTTGGTTTCGTCATATATCCATGGCCATGTTTCTTTTGCCTTCTCTACGTCACCATCACAATAATACTTACACCATAATATCTGCTCATAGTATTTATCAGTACAATCACCAGTTGGTGATACCCAAAAGATACAGAACTGCCATCTAAAAAAGTATATGTGGAAAGCTGGAGACCATTCAAATCTTGGCGTATCATACTTATCCTTCCAACCTAACTTAAGTTTTTTAAACTTGATTGGCCAACCTATCTGTATCCAGTAATATCTATTGAACAACTCTACAATCCAATTCTTTGATCGTCTTACCATTGGTGCGCTTGCTGGATCTTTTATCCTTCGTATCGTTACTATATTCCTATCGAAATTTATAGGCATAAAGTAAGGACATCCATGCACTATCTTTCCAAAGTAGTATTTCCTTTTTGCTTTCTTGAATTTCATTTCATTTTTATTTTAGTTAAATACAAGATCGCATCCATCAACTCTTCAAGAAGGTGGTCCTTCCACTGTTCCTCATTAAGATCAGTCCTATCTAACGTTGTATTATATTTTTTGATTCCAACAGCAGAACGCTGTCTAAACTTTTCGATTATACTTTCGACTACTGAATCAACAACATCAAAGTCGCCATACTTGAAATACCAGTCATTATATTTACCATACCTGTCATCGCCTATCAGCCAAGCACCATACTTATCGGGCTCACTAATCTCAACCACCTGACCTTTTTTAAAGTAACTATTCTCAATAGTTATTCTTACCTTTTGTCCTTTATTAAGCATATTTTATTTGATTTAAGTAAAAATACCGACTAGACATACCTATCGGCATATAGTTTTTCCCAGTATGTTGAGTTAACCACAGAACTATAACTGTCAACCATGAATTTAGTAGCCAAGGATGGATTCGAACCATCGACTATTATGCCTTAGACCACTCAGCCACTTGACTTACCTTACCAAATAGTAAGTTACTACTTGGTAAATGCAACTTTTATTAAAGTCCGAAAGAGTTGCCAACTTTGCCTACCTACGATTAGGAGTGAGTGGTGCGCCCTGCAAGAAACCCTACACGTTATAAGCGTTCACTGAACTACGATCCCTTGTACTTCGGGAGCAATTAAACTAATGTCAATAAATACAACGTCTTATTTATAAGACCTAACATCTCATCCATGATGTTTTGTAATTCAGATGGATAGTTATTTCTCTCATCGTCAATTAACTTCTGCATTGACTTTAAATGACTAGAAGCATCATCAACTTTAGACTCAGGAATTACAATTGGAATTCGCTTGAATCGACCAAAATACTTTTCAGTAAATGAGTCAGTCAATTCTAAAATTCCATCATAGTAACCTCCTAAAGCCTTATGCTCTGCAAATGATGTTGTTTGTAAATGTTGTAAGTGCATTATGTCTCGCGACTGAAACAACATTCCGATAAATTTTCCTGTTTCCATAACTTTAATTTTCAACAAATTTAAGAAAATATTATTTGATTAATATCATCTTTTGTATAGCCAGCAGCCATCAATGCAAGCACAATTATTTCTCTTGCTTGATAGATGTCAGCATCATCAGCTACAGTTAAAGTAGCTGACGAGCTGTCATCAATTCTTACTTTGATTTCAATCATTTTTTTCTGTTATTTAAGTCAAGCCAACTGCCAATATATACTGGCATCATAACCCAACCTAATAATAGGCATAAAAATAATTTAGCTATAACATCAAACGACCGATCGTTCTCGCTGTGTGTTACCCCAAACGAAAATAGTGCTGAGAATAACAAATAAAATAATACCAACCACATAATTAGAAAGGTAATGCCTCATCATCACTTGATATGTCAATAGCAACTGGTGATTCACCAATAGCCTCAAGCTTGAAAGCGTTTAACGTATTGAAATACTTAACATCGCCTTGTGGAGATGTCCACTCGCGACCCCTTAAATTAAAGCTTACCTCAACTTCTTGACCAATTCCAAAATTATCAAGTAGGCTAACTTTGTCTTGCGTAAACTCTAGCATAATGTCTTGCGGATATTGTGCTTCTGACATATCAGTTACAACGAACTCACGCTTACTAAACTTCTCTGACACTTGTTGTGTCGGCTTGATCACCTTGATCGCGCCCTTCATTTTAAATGCACTCATTTTATTTGATTTAATTGATTACTAAAATACACCATCAGTCAATATCTCCTGCTGTCTGTGTGTGAAATGCTCACTTATATAATTAAGGAGCTCTGCCATTGTTTGAAATACCATTGCTGGATTTACAGACATGTTTGGATTAGGGGTGTTATCTCTAACAATATACCCATTCTTTACTTGTGTTATCTCTATCATTTGTTTTTATTTATTAGTTTATTATAATACTCATTCGCATGCTCCTCAGCAGCTTTTACTCTTCGCTCAATCTTTAAGATGTCATCGTCTGTAAGCTCAACAGGAACAGTTGTAGCTCTCAAATTCAAAGGAAAGTCGTCAGGTATGTAGTGCAACGTATCATTCTCCCACTCAGGCTTAATGTTGTCAGGTGTTGTTGTCAATACATGTGCCACCTCACCATATTGCCATCTCTCTCCAGTTATCTTACTCAGCATATATAGATACAACTTGACCTGCCACTGATACCCTGTGTCATAAGCTTTCTCTGGTGTTTTTGGAAACGTCTTTTTTGTCCATGATGACTTAATATCTATCACCATCTTTCTATTACAATCAACAATGTCAGGATGACCGCCAAGTATTCCGTACTCAATACTATAATACTTTTCTGTCTCCTCAATCTTCTTGTGATTAGTGAAGAATACTTTGTTGTATATATCAATAGATTCAGCCTCAACAGCCCAACCTTTGTCAGTTTTAGCATTTGAGAAGTCCTCTTTATATTGATATACTACTTTGTCAACATACTCTTCGATCAACGTCTTAGCTCCAGCAGACAGTTCAACAGGTGAGTCGCGCTTGGCTATCAACTCGTCACGCTTCTCAGCCTGTTTTTCTGTTAACTTTATCTTACTTAGCAACTCATCCAATAACTCTTGTTGTTTTGCTGTTAGTCCGTCATCTCCTAAAAATACAGGACTAGCGGTAGATGCCCTAAGCCTCAGCATCCTTCAATAGTTTAATTTGATCAGCTGTCAACTTGAACGACTTATTGATCGCTTCAAATGTTGTTCGCTTAGACTTAATAGAGTCAATAGCACCTTGAAACCTATCATCAGGAAGTGGCTGTAGCTCCTTCTTTGGTAAAGGTCTGGTGCTAAATCGCAAC